CAGTGTCCATGTCTCAGATCCATCAGTAATGACAGTCCAATCTTCACCTACTATTTTAGCTAATCCCGATCCAGTTACAGAACTATCACCCGTTGCAACAAAACTTGCTGTGTAGTTGTTTGCCGATACTTGCGTTGCAGTTACATCTCCATTGCCAACGATAAAAACTAAAAAGTTTGCTGTAGCAGTTCCGCTTGCAGTGGTAGCCACTGAAGCAGTTGGTTGCTGTATTCTTATTCCTGAAGCACTTGCTGTCGCACTACAAGATACAGATACATCTGCATTAACTGTATAGTTGGCGGTTGCAGAAATATTACCAACACTTGCAACAGAAGCAGTGACAACAAATATTCTATTTACATCGGCACTAATAGTCGATGCAGTTGCCACACTAGCCGAAGCAGATCTTACTCTCTCATTGACAGCAGAAACTGTAGAGGATGTTGCAACACTTGCAGAGCCTTGCTTTACCTCTAATGTAGATAGGCTATCAAGATTACCAAAAGTATCTAAACTATCGAGCAAACCCCAACTATCTAACTGTTCTAAGTTAGGGTTTGAGAACTCTAGCCTATTTAATTCATCGGAACTATCTAGTAAAAATGTATAACTGTCTAAAGGTGTAGCTGTTATTTGATCTAGATTAGGAATACCTAAAGCCATAACCTAAACCCTAATCAGCAGATATTGTTAAAGATCCGCTTGCTACTTTTAAAATATCTCCAGTTGCTATTGATTTAGATGCTGTAAATGCACCATGAAATAAAAGGTTGCCTGAGCTACTAGCATCCCAAATACCCCAATGGCTTACTGTACCCCATGAGCCAGTAGCACTATCAAATTCAACTGCACTGTTACTTGCTATAGATCCACTTGAAGCAGAGGCAAAAGTGATAGCTTTTCTTGAGTAATTATTACCAGTCAATTCTGTGCCTGAGGCATCATCATTTAGGCTTGCTGTAGATAATCCTAAATACACTGCGGATGGAGCAGTTGTTGAGGCTGTTCCCGTAAAGTGATCTAGAAATTTAAGTTCTAGATAATCTGACATTGCTGACATTTATTTCTCCTATGATGCAGACGATGATTGTTTTGCGTAGATTGATGATATGTGCAAAGCACCAGTTCCATAGTGAGATCTTTGTTCGTCTTTCCTGATCTCTTCTATAGATCTTGTGAACTTAGCATCATAAGTTGATGCCCTTTGTTCATCCATTAAGTAGGTATAAGCCTCAACCAATGCCCCTGATAAATAAGCATCAGGGTGACGGGTTAGCATCACATTAGTGGCATTACTATCTGACAAAGCACTAAGACTGCCGATATAAATAATTTCGGCTGTATAATTATCGTCAGGGATAGGTCTAATCTTTAACTCACCACCTACAATAGAATATGCTGAAGGTCTGCCACTTCCGCCAGTATAGGCAGTGTCTAAGGCTGTCGGGCTTTTATATTCTAGTACGACATTTGGAGTTGTGTTTAGCTTGATCTCTCTGACCTCTCTCATATCAGTCGGAAGGGCTATAAACTCATCACCGCTTGTCAATGTTGCAGTCGCTCTTTTTTCCTGATCTCTAGTCTCTAACTCTCTAGATAATCTTGCCTCAGCTAACTGGATAAAGTTAGGGATCTGATCATCAAGATCAGTTCTAGCTAGAAAGTTTGCTACCGCAGTTTTTAATTCTGAATATGTTGATATGCTCACATCGAGCCTCCGCCAGTTCTAAAAAATCTGTTATCACTATCGTTAAGCCACTGCTTCCACTTCTTAGAGGCTTCAGGGTTATCTTTTGGATCTCCAAACTTTTGCATAAGTTCTAGATATAAATTGTTTGGTATCTCGGCAACGTGTTGCCAGTGCCTTTGCGTGTTACCAATCATAGATCCTTTTTCGTAGTTATTTGATTTTCTTTTGTTGTCTTCCAAAACTTCTTTAATATGTTGTTTTGTCTCGATGGTGTAAGTGCCATCGTTATTGTCATGCCAAAAAGTTTCTTTCTGCGAATATGGATTACTTGATAATAGTCTAGACATTGTTTCCCCTATAAATAGAAAGGGCGAAATTAATCGCCCTCTCTTCGCTAGTTATTAAGCACCTGATAAACCAATAACTGCACCATGTGCTTTAGGTGCTGTTGGCATCAAGACAAACTCAGTGATGATCTGCTCTTTGATTGCATCACCAGTTCTTGCTAATGTTGTCTTAGTGAAGTTTCTGCCATTGAGTGTGCCGATCTTTATGTGATCAGGATCAATAACAAATAACTTGTCATTAGACATAAATCTTGAAGGTGTTAACTCAAGAGTTCCAAAGTCTGTTAAGTAAACAGAAGTTGCACCCACAAATGAAGGGGCTTGACCCTGAGTTGTGTTCACCTGATTTGTTACAAGATTTGTTCCTGCTTGTGATAAGTCAGAAATGTTAGCTTTGTTTGTTGCATCACAAACTAAAACTCTCGGCTTACCGCCATCTTGCCATGCCTGAGTAACGGCTGTGTCAATTTTGGCTAATGTTAAAGCCTCTTCAGTTCCAGTTAAATCTGCAACATCAGAACCATCACCAGTTCCAAATGAAATGTCAGAAGGAGTAGCATCTCCATTTGTCATCCATGTTACTAATGTGGCTGTCTTACGAGGCTCAGAGCCTGACTTAGCTACGTTAAGATCACCGACAATCTTCTCAATGTCTCTTCTTAACTCTAGTCCTTTTAAGACTGACTGGTAAGCACTTTCCTTCGCTCTTCCTGCCTTATCAACACTTTCTAATGTTCCTGAGATTGCAAAGTCTTTTCCTGCGATCTGAGTGTAGTTGTTAAGTCTTGTTGTTGCAGTTGGAGTTGCATAAGTTGCGTCTGCCCCCTCCGATAAAGAGTTTTGTGACGCTGATGAAAGTTCTTGGACTTGCCATTCGACTAAAGTTCCATTCACTGTTTCTTTTTTTGCTAAAGAAAAGATAGGAGTTTCATCACTATCAATCTTATAGATAATATCCGCTAGTTGCTCTTTCTCACCAACTGCGGTTGCGGTTGTATGTGTCGCCATTTAAATTTCTCCTTTAGGCTGATCTGTTTAAAAGTAGTTCAACAGCACCTTCTACTGTGCTGTTATTATTAAAACGTTTCATCATGTCCTGATTACGTTTCGATACAACTTCAGACTTTGTTTTCGGAGATCCTGCTTTAACCATTTTAGGGGCAGTCTTAACCTTCTTTTTGGCTTGAGTTTTGCCACCCATTAACTCATCATACAACATTGCCTTCCTCAAAGTTACAATGGCTCGATGATCACTTGCCTGAGCAATTTCATCATCGGTGTAACCCATGTTGGATTTAGCATATGAGATCACTTTTGATCTCTCAGCTTCTCTGACCTTTTCATCCCTCCATGTAGGTATCTTATCAAGCATCGTATCAAACTCAGTTTTTAGGTGATTTTGATATTGTGCTTGCACTTCCGCCTGCTGTTGAGATCTTATAGCCTGCTGTTGTTGCTGTACTTTAGCTAAATTATTTTGCTGAATTTGGTATTCTGCGTGAATACTTGCAAATTCCTCATTGGTCTTTGTTCTTCGCAGTTCTTCCCAATTTGGCTCAGGCACTCTTAATGCTTGCTCCAATTGCTGAAGTCCTTCCGCATACTGATCTCTCAACTGCTTCGTTTCGGCACTTTCTGCCTCAATCGCTTTGCTCTTTTGGGAGACTTCGTTCATGCGTTTATGAAAAGTCCGCTCTCTCTGATAACCACTTAGAGCCTCTTCCAAAGTTACCTCTGCCTCTTCTCCATCAATCTTGACTTTGTAGAGTTGGACTTCTTCTTCGACTTCTTCGCCATCATCTTCCTGATCGGTTGTATCTTCTACTTCTTCGCCCTCATCGGAGATATCTTCTTCTAAGACTTCCTCTTGCTCTGTTGTTTCTGATACTTGAGCCTCTACTTCAGGCTCGGTTACTGCCTCAACTTCAGGGTTAGCTTCTGCTTCCATTTGAGGTAATAATTGGTCAATTGCTTCGTTTACTGATATAGAACCGCTCTCTTTCGAGTTTACATTTTCCATAGTTGTTTTCCCTTATTTTATTTTGATTTCCCAATTAGTCTGTCTAATTGAGCCTTAGCAATCCTTCCATTAGCACTAACATTTTCTATTCCTGATTTAAGTGCCTGCAAAGACTGGTAAAGATAGTAGATACGTTCTCGCTCTTCATTGTCCTTTAGTGGTGAGTTTTTCCACGCATCTAAAAATTGTTTTTCTAAATTATCGAAGACCTCTATAAAGACTGCGTTCTTGAGTATAATGTCAGCCTTATTTCCTTTTTCTAGATCTTCTCTTGCACTTCCTTCCTGCATTAAGATCTCCTAAATGGTGTAAATCCACTTAGACCCATTTGGTTTGTGAAGTTTGCGGGGCGATAAGCAAACTGGCTAATAAAGTTCTGATTGGCTTTGTTAAAGTCAAAACCGCTTGGCACATTCATCGGTGCTTGATCTAAACTTGTCGCCCTATAATAAGCATCTCCTGAAGGAAATGGATTAGGGTTGCTCGGCATAGAAGGTCTTGCTGTATCTAGCCTGCAAGCCTGCAAATCGTCATCAAACCTATAGCCATCAGGGCATACTGGCTGACCGCTAACTGGATTAGTTGTGGCAGGCACAATTGTTTCACTTTCTGACCCACCTATATCATTGTTCCCGTAGCTAACTTCTGATGGGGAATTTGCAGAAAAAACATCGTATCCACTAACAGCACCAGTAGGGCTTCCCATACCTATTCCATATCCAGTTGTGCCAGTTACCTGATTGCCTGAGTATGTTGGTGTGTAGCCCATATTGATATTATCTATTGTATTTTGTGCGTTTGCCTTGCTAACAGCATTTAGCACGTTAGCAACGACGGATGGCAGATTAGGAAACATTCCTTTTTTAGCTATATCGTTTATATTTGACATAGAACTCATTTGATCGGCTGTTGTAAAATCACCAAAATCGTTACCAACATTTTGCTGACCATATCCAGTTACACTATCAGGAGAGTAAGCAGTTGTTCCTATAGATGCCATTGCATCAGGTGATAAATTAGCATTTGCCATAGTAGCTAAACCAATGTTTGAAGCCAAATTCTGTTGAGCAGTTTGCTGTATGTCATATTGATCTATAGAGGTTGTCTGAGATCCACTAGTTGCCTCTGCCACCTCTTGATCAGACAAACCCATATTTGCACCATAGCTGTCACTTGTATCTTCAGACCCATCATTTCCGTCACCTTCATCAGATCCAAAGCAATACATTGACTGCTCTATAAGATCGGCAGGATCAAATCCCTCAAGTAATTTTTTTATTTGAAAACGCATAGCCATTTTTCCTTTTTGATGGTCTGTACCATTGACCTTTTACATTTGCCCCATAGGTCTTTGTGATAAACTCCCTCATAGAGCGAACCATTTCCCTTGTCCTTCCAAATGGACTAACCCAATCCGCAAACCATAAATTCTTACCTGACTGCCAATCCTTCGGCTGTATCAAATAATTTTCATGTTTTAGTTTGTGAAGTATCTCATCGGATACCCATGCCCATGTACAAACACCAGTTGGTTTTGAGTCAAAATAGAAAACTCTATATTGCCCGTACCTAACTGGCGGGATAAATATTCTTTTTATGGAGTGCATCTTATAGTGATGGTGGGTCATTGAATGTGCCACCAAATATAGAATGTCTCCTAAAAAATTATGCTCTCGGTAAATTTGTTGAGATTTCTGCATCAGTAACCGCCTTTGCCACCCTTAACTCGGCTTCCATACTTAATTCCTGCCTTCGCATCTCTAGCTCTGCCTGCATCTTTTCCCTTGCAAGCTGAATGTCCGCTTGTGCCTTTTCTCTAGCTAGTGCAATGTCTGCCTCTATCTTCATCTTCTTAGCTTCAATCTCAGCCTGAGCCTTTTGCATCTCAGCTTGTGCTACTGGATTTTCTTGTCCTTGCTTTTGCTGTTCTTGCATTTGCATTTGCATCTGCACAGCTTGAGGCGGGTTAAAGAACTGATTAGCATCTTTAAATCCACCAATTTCGGTAATTTGTCGTAAGGTATTAACATATTGAGATAAGTTACAAATTGGATTGTCTGCTCCCAAAGTTTGCAAAATAGTTTCTTGCTTTTGTGCAATAGCTTGGAGAAAACTGATTTTTTGTTCGTCATCGGCTGTTCCTAACCCTACGTTAACAATTACATCAAAGCCACTATCACTTTCTCGTGGATCAACGGCTACAAACTCATTTCTTAATCTAGCTATACGAGGCTGTTGCTGATAGGCAGATATCAGGTGCAATATGCCTCTAAATAAATCCTTAACTCCAGTCTCAGCGATTGTTCTTGCGTAACTCTCTAGTTTTTGCTGAGAGCCTCTAACAGTCGCACTTACAGCCGAAGCGGTTGTACTTTGCAGAAC